ATGTGGACTTGCGCCGCTCACAGGGTCGTCGCCCATTTATTGATGGTCCTCACTTCGAATTGGTGGTGTAGGTACTCATGCCTGTACGACTCATGGAGCCTAAAGACTTACCGGCAGTGATCGAGCTCGGGTCTCAGATGCACCGAGAGAGTGTGTACAGCAAATTTGACTTCGACGAAAACAAGTTGGGTCGCCTGCTGTGCAACCACATTATCAACCCGAAGACGTTGTTTGCCTACGTCGGTACCAGCAAGGGTACTCTTAATGGCGTCTTTCTCGGTTCCATCGGGGAGCATTATTTCGGCACGGACTTGATAGCCTCCGACACCCTGTGGTATGTCTCCCCACAAAGCAGGGGCTCTCGGGTAGGACTGCAGTTGCTACGTGCCTTCGAAAACTGGGCAAAAGAACGTGACGCTGCGGAGATATACGTGGGGGTATCTAGCGGGCTTAGTGCGGATAAGACTGGCACTATGCTGCAGAAGCTCGGTTATGATGTTGTGGGTGGAAATTACAAGCTACATGTTGTACTGTAGCTCAACAGTTTAAAGAGAAGGGTCTCTATATATGTGTGGTGGTGGTGGTGTAGGGTCTGCGAACGATTCCGGCAATGACAACGAGTCCGGCTCTGGCAACAGCTTCAAAGAGACCATGGCGAACATTTTCACGCCGGGTGACGGTATGTCCTATAGGGATGGCCGACTAACCGATTCAGGTACGAATACCTACGCCTCCACCGCGACCTATAAGGACGACAGCGGAAGCATGGTTACTCCCAAGACGTCTACGATCTATGGTCAAGACGGCAACCCTATGCAGATTCGCGCTGACACTAACGACATGCGTAATAGTCGCATTGGCTCGGCACTTTTGGGTGCAGCTATCGGCGGTATTCCCGGCCTAGTGGGCAACCTTGCTATGAACGAGATTACCAAGGGCAAGAGTATGCAGGGGCTTATGGGCACCGGAGCGGCAAGTGGCATCAAGGGTCTTTTCAAAACCCAAGAACCGGAAAGTGCCTCGGGTATCCGCCCGAAATCACGGTTAGACTCCCAGCGGGAGCGGCAAGCACTTATGGGCCAGATGGATTCTAACAACGACATATACCCCGATGTTGGCAACGGATCAACCGTAGCTGCGCCTACCGTAACAGTTAACAGTGGTATTGACGCTCCATCGGCTATGAGTGCTGCTGCAGGGGGAGGCGGGTTCCAACCGGTTCCTAACCCTAACTACGATCCTAGCGATCCTATGTCTCCGCAGTTCCTTAGCAACCCTACGTACGCACAGCTGCTTTCCTATCGGGACAGCCAGCAGGTTCCGGGTATGGCTATGGGGGGGTTTGCGCAAATAGGCATGGGTTTCCCCGGCGGTCCTCCAATGCAACGCGCTGCTGGACCTTATGGACAAACAGGTTCTCTAATGGACCAAAACCCCTTGCAGCAATACGGCGGCTACTTAGAGCAGCAATACGGCGATGCGGGATTCGATCAAAAGAAAGATCAGTTCCTACAAGAAGTTTTGCAGAAAGAACAACAGACCTTCTCTGGTAGTGGCGGGTTTTCGGATCGTCTACCCGCTATGAACAGTGGGCCCGAGTATCTCACACAACGTCAAACGAGCCTGCCCGCGTGGATGCAGGGTGCGGCGGGGCCAATGAGAGCAGAGTCCTTTGCTGAAGGCGGCGAGCTTACTGCCGGCCCACCAGAAGGCGGCAACGAGAAGACTATGATCTCCGATGCGGTTATCGCCGTAAAGGGTGAGATGTCTGAGGAGCAGTCTGCAGTGGTATTGGGGCAGTTTCTAGCCAACTACGGTGAGGAAGCCCTACGGGACTTAGTAGACAAAGTGCAATCTGGCGAGTTCGACGATACAGTAGATCGTTTCGCTAACGGTGAAGCTGGTGAAGTTCGTGGGCCGGGCGATGGTTCCGGCGTTGATGATAAAGTACCTGCGTCTCTCGAGGGCCAACAAGACGTACTACTTGCAGATGGGGAGTTTGTCTTACGCAAGAAGACAGCCGACGCCCTTGAGAAGAAGTATGGTGGCGGATTCCTCGACGCTGTAAACAAAGCCGAAAGTGCTGCACCTAAGACTATGCAGCAGTACATGGCACGTAATTAAAGCAAGGAGCTGACCCATGTGTGGTGGTAGCAAAACAGTAAACAACACGACTACAACAGGCGGCAGCTCTAGCGCTGACCTACCTGCATGGGCGAAACCTTACTTTGAGCGTAACATCGCCAAGGCAGAGGCAGAGTACTCTAAACCGTACGAAGCCTACACAGGTGACAGGTTCGCCGCAACCGACCCTAACGTAATTGCATCCCGCGATAACATGCTGGGTATAGCCGATACGGGCGTCGCGGGGCTTGGTACCGCACAGGATTACGCTTCAATGGGTATGGACCGGGCTACAGAGCTTGGGAATTACGCTGGCGGTGACTACTCAGCGTTCGGTTACGGGGACCCAGAAACTTTCACTGGGGATGCAGTCTCCCAGTATATGTCGCCGTACCAGCAAAACGTGACGGACGTGCAAAAAGACAGGGCGGTTAGCGACTTTAACCGGCTACAAGGTTCTCGCGATGCGCAGGCTGTACAGGCTGGTGCCTTCGGTGGTTCCCGCCAAGCGGTGCAGCAAGGGGTAGCGGAGCAAGGGTTACTTGACCGCATGTCAACTATCCAAGCTACGGGCCAGCAGAAAGCCTACGAAGACGCCTCGAAACAGTTCGGTGTCGATAGAGCTGCACAGATGACTACAGAGCAGCGGCGCGCTGCCGAACTTGGACGGGTGCAGACGGGTACCGAAGCGGCAAGTCAGTTCGGTTCGGGCCAAGGTCTCGCAGCATTGCGACTAGGCCAAGGATTTGGTTCTGAGCTTACCCGTCTTGGGGAGCTAGGACGTCAAACGGACATCCAGAACGAACAGCTGCGTGAAGGTGTTGGCCAAGATATACAGGGTGAAGGTCAGGCGCAGCTTGATCTGGATTACCAAAACTTCCTCGAAGAGCAGGGCTACACAGCGAAGCAAATCGGTAACATGACCGGTATTCTTTCTGGCCAGCCTATCGCTGCAACGGGTACTTCCCAGTACACCGGTACTTCTACTACACCGACACAACAGCCGGGCGCGTTCCAGCAGGCAGTTGGTGCAGGTCTTTCTGGGCTATCTCTATACAAGGCGTTCCAATAATGCTGAATATGATCGACACGCAGGACAAACTGAAGAACTTCTCTGAGAATCAGTTGATACAGGAAATGCAGATGCCGTCAGGGTCTGCGCCTCAGTTCATGGTCTTGGGTGAGATCGAGCGGCGCAAACGTATGCGTGCCGATGCTCAGAAGCAAGAAGGTCTCATGCAGCCTACTGTAGCTCAAGAAGCAGTAAACGGCGCAGGTGTACCACAGCAGGGACTTGCAGGTATTGCACAGTCTCTAGCCCCACAGACTAACATGGCGCAGAACACCGGTGTTGGTAGTGTGCAGGAACCGGTCCGTATGGCCGATGGTGGCCCGCTATCCGCAGGTACTATGTCCGCTATTGCGCAGCTGAAAGTGGCGCAGCCAAGCATCTACGCGCAGGTAAAAGACGACCCCGAGGAACTTAAACTTGCTGCGGAGTATTTCCTTAATATAGCGCAAGATGCCGAAACTACTACACTCGAAGGTATGGCAGCTCCGAGAGAGAATGACCTCTTAAAGCGTATGTTCCGTGACCCTACTCAGGGTATGATTAAAGACCAGCAGAAACTTGACGATGCAGAGTTCGGTTCCGGTTATGCACTAGACCAGCGCAGCAAGTCCTTATCAAATTCTAGGGGGCTGCCCGCCGACTCTGGAATTTTCTCTGAGGGCGAACCTGTAGAATATGTGAGCGGCACCAGCGGTCCGACACCCGGTGGTATTATCGGTGAAAGCATGTTTGAAATGCCTGCACTCCCTGAAACCGACGAGACTACCCGCCCGTATTTCCCCATAGCGCCCCAGTTTGACGGCGTTCAGCTACCGTCAGCGGTAAACCAGCGTAAGACATCCTCCGGTTTTGGCGAAAACCCTATGCCTGCACCGGACCAAGAGCTTGCACCAGATGTATCCGCGCTAACGGACGAGCAGGCTCGCCGACTGTACTTGTCGGGTAGAGACTACGAGGAGAGTGACGCCCCTGCTATCGTTGACATGCTTAACCGTGAGCGTGAGTTCAAGCAGAGTGATACTACTGTCCCGCGTGAGAAAATCTATGACCTCGGACCTAGAGGCCGGTTGAAGTACGAGATGGACGGCGCGTCTCCAATAGAGAAGTACCGTGAGTTTAACGCTGTTTCTAATCGCCTAGCGAAAGAAGCTATTGCGGATGAGGAGGCTAAAGAGGGGGCTACTTTCGCGGCGCAGGATGCTGTATCCGACTCTAAATACTCTCCTCCCGTTGTCCGTTCTGGTCTGGACATGACAACAGGCGACCCCTTGCAGGTACCTGCAGGTGGAATTTCTGAGCTGATGCCTCCTAAATCTGCGGAGCAAATAGCGAAAGACGCCGAAAGAATAGCTGCCCGTATAGCTGGCGGCGGTACCAAGACTGGCGGCGGCGGTGGAACGGGCTCTGGTTCAGACAAGAAGAGCGGTATTGTAGCTGCTAAGAATGGGATGGACCAAGATAAGTGGTTGGCACTGGCACAAGCTGGCCTAACCCTGATGAGCACTGGCGATTTCGGTAAAGCGGGTATAGCCGGACTAGGGGCGCTTCGGCAGACTAAAGCAGATGATATGGCCGAGCGTAAGCTGGATGCTGATTTAATGCTCAGAGAAGCTCAGTTGGCCGCAGCAAACCGCAAAGGTAGCGGTAGTGGTGGGCTTTCCGCAAATCAGCTGTTGTCTCGTGGCAATGATCTTCTAAAATCTGGTCAGGCTATGCTTGAAAATGCTGGAGATAACGCAGATGCTGCCTCCGAGGCGCAAGCTATAATGTCCGCGGGGCGTAGTCTAATTCGCCAAGCTATCGGAGGCGCTGCTCCGGCAGGTCCAACCGTAACTAAAGCACCGTCTGCAACATAAAAGAGGTAACTAGCCCATGGGTATCTACCAGTACACCGACCCTACAACGGGACGCCGCCATAACTTTGAGCATGCTGGGGATGCACCGACCAACGAAGACTACGCTTTCATCTCGGATTTCTTGCGGCAGGACCGTGAAGCCTACGCCGAGAAGTACCAGAGTGTTTTCGGTAAAGAGTTTGAAGCCCCTGACGATGGCTCTGCTATTGGTCGTGGTTACGATCGTGGTTATCAGCAAGTTAAGCAGGCTTTCGGCGAAACAATCGGTACCCTTGGTGAACAGTATGATATTGGCTTACTTGAAGACTACGGCACAGGGCTAGAAGAACGTGCCCGCCAAGAGCAGGGTATCTTGTCCCTAACGCAGCCTGAGCGCATGCAGTCTACCGACGTAGATGGTTTTGGCTCCGCGTTAACCTACGCAGGTGAAGTTCTTGGTGAGCAAATCCCACAATTCGGTCTAGGTCTTGCGGGTGCAGCTGGTACTGCTATTGCAGCGCCGCTACTTGGTGCAGGTGCACTAACCACGTCAGCGTTAGGCTTCGCAGCCTACGGTGCAGCGCAAGCCCCGATGCAATTTGGTAACAACATCCAGCGGCAGGAAGACGAGGTCACTGCAGGTAATAGGGACAGCGTAGACGTGGGCGACGCCCTACTCGCTACTTTCGGCCAAGCTGCACTGGAGAGTATTTCTGGTAAACTTTTGTTAGGCGGCACGCTTAAACCCCTTGGCAAGAATATGACTGGCTGGAAGGGCTTACTTACCCGAACTACGGGTCGCGCCACCGGCGGTGCTACTACTGAAGGATTGACTGAAGTCGGTCAGCAAATGATGGAACGTGCGCAAGCGGGCCTTGAGATCGACAGCGACGAAGCGTACGCAGAGTATCGTGAAGCCGCTATTGCAGGTGGTCTACTCGGTGGTGGTGTACGTGCAACGGGTTTCGGAGAGCGTGGAGATACAACTCCTATCGTGCCCGAAGCCGACCAAACTCCCGAACAAGAAGCCGCAGCTGCGGTAGAGGCACAGGCCGACGCTGTTTTAGCAGACGATGTCCCCGCCGATCCAACGGAGCTAACCCCCGCACAGGAAGCTGTTGTGGCGGAAGAAGGCCCGAAAGCGGAAGAATTAATTAAGACTGCTAAAGCCAAGGTTGCGGAGTATTCCCCTACCGCTGTGACGCCTGCTGTAGAAGCTCCTACTGTAGTTACCGACGAGATGCTCGCCGATTTAGGCGCTCGGCCACGGTCTACAATTCGTGACTCGAAAAAGAAATCTAACTTGGTCGGCAAAGACCTGTCTGACCCTGATGTCAAAACTAAATTAGAAGCGTACGCAGCCAACCCTGATGCTGTTAAGCGAGTACCTGACGTAAAGTCTCGTGTAGCTGCGTTGTTAGGGGCAAAGGCTGACGCGGTCTTCGAACGTACGGTTGCGTTGGTAGGAGGTAATGTAGCGGATGGACTGGGAGATGGAACTACAGTTGGACCTGCCGGACTTGGAGATGGCACTTCAAGTGGTACACAACGCGTGGCAGAGCTCGGACGAAGCGCAGGCGCTAGTGGAAGTACCACTGCAGCTACAACACCTGACGCCGGACCAGTGGGAGACAGTGTGCGAGATGCTGAGTTGGGTCCAGCACCAGCAGTATCACAGTCTGATACACTAGAAGAAGTAGCACCGGAAGCGGTTGCGGACCTCGTACAAGAAGTCGATGCCGTAGTTACAGAGCCTGTTCCACCGGTACAAGCTGCTCCACAAGCTGCTCCACAAGCTGCTCCACAAGCTGCTCCACAAGCTGCTCCACAAGCTGCTCCACAAGCTGCTCCACAAGCTGCTCCACAAGCTACACCTGCCATGCAGCAAGCCGCTACACCGGGCCAAGTTACGGGCACGGCAGGGCAAAACATCCCTGCACCTGTAGCACCTGCACCTCGTTTTGAGGCCGCACCTGTACAAGCAGCGCCGGTACCACAGGAAGATATACGAGCTACTGAGACGGCCCGTAGCGGTGAGGCTCAGGCGAAGCTGGATGCAATTTTTGAGAACAATCGTGGTAAGCAGCCCGAAAGACGTGAGTACCATGACACCCAGCTAGACCCACGGGACGTAACCGAAGTCACTACTGCGGTGGACAAAGAGGGTGTCGTAGAGCTACTCAATATATCCGACAAAGAACTCAAGGGCGATGCACCGGCCCTAGCGGCCAAACTATATTTCCAGCGGTTCCGCAGACCTGTAGATGCCCTCGCCGAAATCGGTGCGACAGCGGTCGTTGGCCCTACGCAGTCTGTTGCGAAAGACTACACCCCCGCACAGTTTGCGTTCTATAAAGGCATGACTCAAAAGTCTGCCATGGATGCACGCCGCTGGGTACACGCAAACATGTCTGACGGTGCTATCCAAGAGATGATCCGTGCACGTCGTGTAGCTAACCGTGATACGGCTAAGTTCAGCCCGTCTGACGCCTACATTGGCGTGACTAAGGTTATGAAGGGCATTCAGCAGAAAGAGGACAACGCACTCAAGAGCCAGCTTAACCGCTACCTTGCGTCCCCAGAGGTGAATTACCAAGCCCCGTCAGCCCTTGACCAATCCCAACGCGTCGAAGGTGCAACAAGCGGTCCGATAACCGGATCGTTTAAGCCCGTAAAAGGGCAGACGGCGTTCGACTCCTATATGACTGGCATGGGCTTTAAGAAGCGTAAGGTGCCTAACAAGGACGAATACGTTTACCTAGACACCCAGAACGATAACAAGGTTCTAACCCCTGCAGAAGTACAAGAGTTCTACGATGGGCTTACTTACACGCAGAACGAACTTGGGTTCCTACTCGTTGATCCGGTACATGGCCTCGACATGGCGTTGCTACCAAGCGTACGTAATGCCGTACAGCGTGGTGATTTGCAGTTTGCTCTCAACGCCATCGCTTCCACAAGCCAAGTAGACCGTATCCGCCAGATCGCAGGTAAGTTAGCCGAAGTTGTAGGCACGACGCAGGTACAGGTTAGCCCTGACTTGTCCCAGATGGTGGGGCGCAAAGCTGCTGGCTTGTTTGACCCCGAAACAAACACCGTCTATATCGACGCTAATACTGGTATGAACGTGCATACTATCCTGCACGAGATGTTCCACGCAGCTACCTCGGCGTCCTTGGCAAATCCGTCACTACCGACAACAAAACAGCTACAGCGGATGCTTGATAGTGCGCGGGGACAGCTTGGGGAAGTGTACGGCACACAAAATCTAGACGAGTTTGTGGCAGAAGCACAAAGTAATCCTGAGTTTAGAACTGCGCTTGTTTTAAGTAAGATGGACGGTGTTTCGATATATTCAAAGTTTGTCGATACAATGACAAAAATTATGCGTAGAATATTGGGGCTACCTTCTTCAGGAAATACCGCACAGCTAAAAGAACTTGATCGCATTGTCGAAGGTATGTTGGCTCCATCACCCGCTACACGGGGAGCGCCTTCGATGTTGCTCGCCGCTGGCACTCCTGACGGAAGTGCTGGTCTTGCTAGAAGTGCAGTTGAATCTGTACCGCCAAGCAAGAAAGAAGAATACGTGGAGATGGCGTCCGATATTGTATATAACACCAGCGAACCTGCGTTACGTGGTGCGAAGAACGTCATTCTCGGCTCCCTAGATTCCCGCATCCTTGCAGATGTTGCGAAGAAAAAGATTCCGTTCGCCCCAGAGCTAAACGTCCTGATCCGTAAGATGAGTGGTGCAATGCGCAAACGCTCTGACACGCTGGACGCCATGGTCAACAACTACGCAGCTTGGGCACGCAAGAACAAAGCGGGGTTCAAGACTCTCAACAACATAATCCCGAAGTCCACTGCACTGCGTGTAGACCCTTCACTTCCTCGTGAGTTCTATAGCTCATACAAGACGGCGTACCACGACCTGACTACTAAGAAGTCTGTGGTCAAGGAGTTCAAGTCTGAGAAAGCCCGCCTCGCTTGGGTTAAGAACTTTAACGCTAACGTGGACAAGTCCAAGAATACCAAAGCTAAAAACATGAAAGACCCTGACCCGCAGGATTTGGTGGCCTACGATGCTTTGCGTAAGCAGTACAACTCTCTCGGGAAAGAAGGGCAGGCGTTCTACCGCCAAATGCGTAACTTCTTCCAAGACACCTATGACGAAATCCTTCCGGCACTCCGTGCCCGCTTGGAAGCTACCATTAGTGACCCTGCTACCCGTGCATCTGCTTTCGAGAAGTTGTCCGACATCCTTATGAAAGAAAGCGGGATCATCCGTCCATACTTCCCGTTGACGCGTAAGGGTAAGCACCGCCTGCAGTACACGTTCCTGAACGAACAGGGGCAGCCTGAAGTTTCTGTAGAGTATTATCAGAACCGCAGATCGCTGGATAAAGCCTTCAAAGCTGCAACTGCCAATAGCGTGGCCGGTACTAAGCCCGAATACACTCGCGCAGATCAGCCGATGAACTTCAACGCTGTGCCTAGCTCTTCGTTTGTGTACGACATCCTAAAGACTATGGAAGCCTCAAAGAACAGCTTCAAAGACCCTAAAGAATATGACGCAGCTGTTCAAAGCGTTGTAGACCTAGCCCTTGATGCTATGCCTGAGCGTTCGTTCATGCAGGGATTCCGCAGACGTAAAGATGTTCGCGGTTATATCGGCGACACTACACCTACAAAAGTAGGCGACACAAAGTTTGATTCTCTATCTATGATGAAAGAGAAAGGTCGCGACCTAAACCGCCAGATCGTGCAGATACAAGCAGCGGCAGAGATCGAGAAGTTCCGTAATAAGCTCAAAGAGGGCAATTACCTAACCAACCCTGAGACTGCAGACATAGCCCGTAAGCTGGACCAGATCGCTGCGTTCGCTCAAAAACCTAATGTCCCTCGTTGGTCGCAGCAAGCTAACGCTGTCGGCTTCAACATGACGATGGGTCTCAACTTCTCGTCAGCAGCGATTACCTTCTTCGACGTTGCGATGAGTGCTATGCCGATTATCTCCGCAGAGTACGGAGTGGGTAAGACTGCTGCCGCGTACGGCGAGGCTACTCGCCTGATAATGAACGCGCCGAAAACACGCGGTATTATGGTTACTGGCCCTGACGGCGCACCTATAGAGCAAGCAGTTGATATGGGTGTCGTAGGTAAGTCTTCCTTCAACTATACATTCGAGCAGCTGCCGCCGGAAATGCAGAAGATTCGGGCCGACATACTGTTCGAAACTGCCGCTGACCAAGGTCAGTCCAACCAATCCATGACTCAAGAAAGTCTTGAGATTGGCCGTGATGCTCCGCTAGAGGGCGTTAACAGATGGACCAGTGCGATGTTCCATCACTCGGAACGCGTTAACAGAGAAACAACGCTCACTGCATCGTACGCACTAGAGGTTAGGAAGCTACAAGCCGAAGGTAAACAGCTTACCGATCAGGACTACAAAGACGCCGCACAGAAAGCTATTGAGACAACTGAGTTCACGCTTGGTTCGACTGCAGCTGCTGGGCGTCCAGTATGGGCACAAAGTGGCGTAGGTAACGTGCTGTTCTTGTTCAAACGCTTCGCTATCGCCAAGTACTACATGATGTATAAGCTGGGCCACGACTCTATCGGCTCGACAAACATCCAGACCATCATGCAGGAGCAGGGTGTAACTGAAGCAGAAGCACAGCAGATCGCGAATGATCGCAAGATTGCACGTGTCGGCCTACGCAACTTCCTAATCACAACAGGAATTATGGCCGGTGCTGGTGGCATGCCAATGATGGGTACGCTCGGCATGATCTACAACATGTTCGCTGACGAGGACGAGGATGACTTCGAATCCGCAGTGCGTAAGTTTACTGGTGAGGGTATCTACGGGGGCCTAGCAAACCAAGTTCTTGGTGTTGATGTAGCAAACCGCATCTCCCTAAACAGCTTGCTGTACCGCCCACCACTCGTGAAAAAAGAAGACCAGAGCCCGATATGGACTCTGGCGGAGCAGCTGGGCGGCCCTGTAGTCGGTATCAGCGTAAGCACCTTGCGCGGGGGCCAAGAAATTGTGGAAGGTCTAACGGACGGAAACATGAAGGTTGCGGGGCGCGGCGTAGAAACAGTTCTACCTGCAGCAGTGCGTAACGCTTTTAAAGCAGTGCGCTTCGGTACCGAAGGTGCGAACACACGCCGCGGCGACCCTATCACTGAGGACATTAACGCGTACAACGTAGTTATGCAGGGGCTGGGGTTCGCGCCGAAGTCTTATATCCAGCAGCTGGAGTTCAACAAGAACGCTAGACGTCGCGAAGAAGCCGTCAGCAGCACACGAACTAAGCTCCTGCGCCGTCACAACATGGCCCTGCGTGAAGGTGACAAAGCCGAGTTGGCTAAAGTACGTCGTATGATTAAGACTTATAACGAGGGTCTACCTGCGGGTGCTGATAAGTCCCGCATCACGTCAGATACGATGTCTCGTTCTAACCGTAGCTTCGAGCGTACCACTGGGGATATGAAGGGCGGCATGACCTACACGCCATTCATGGAGCAGATCGTAGAAGAGTACGACAAAGGCTTCCAAGGCTTCTAACAAAAAAAGCCCTCACCGCATAAGGATTGGTGAGGGCCAGTAAGAGGCGGAGAACAACATGAGCAAATGTTGTCGCACGGCAAGTATTACACAGTACGCCACGCCCGTAAACCTAGTTTGCCTCCTTCGATGCACACTTGGGTATCGAACTTCCATTTTTTGCGCTTGGCCAGCTTATCCAGCTGCGCCCTACACTTTTCGGTGTCAACGCATGGGATGAATACAGATGCCGTAACACCCATATCCTCCCATGCTACCGTTACCCGCAACCCGTCAGGGTTTAGGTCATCAATCTTCAATACCTTCTGGTCCATCACTGCTATCCTCTAAACCTGCAAACTCCATCACTAGCACCGACTCCGGAGGCATGTTGAAGTCCGTGCCTTTTGTCAGGCGCTTCTTCATAGACTTCGCGGACATCTTAGCCTTCAGCTCATCCACAACACTCTGATAGTTAATCTGCTGATCCACGCACCACTGCTTGAATGGTTTGACCCGTAGGAACAGCAGCTTCGTATCAGGCTCATAACGTGCAACCAGATGGCCCTTGGGAGATGCACCGACAGGAACGAGTTGATCCAGCCCGTTGTCGTTCTTACCCCGTAGGTCTTCAGTGCTCTCGATCTTGAGCAAGTTGTTGTAGTTCTCTGACAAGTAGTTGTTGAGTGTTTCAGCGACAGAGGCACCTACATCGTTCACGTAGCTGTTTCGGGATATAAGTTCGTTGACGACCCACTTGTAGACTGCAGGTACATCGTAGTTCACGAGGCCCAGCTTCTTGGCAAAGATCAAGCCAGCAATAATAACTGCGTTTCCGTTAGACCAGAAACGGTGCTCTGGTCCAAGCCCAGCTGCTTTATCTAGACGAACACGTACAGATTCTACTGTGCGCTTTACCTCGTCTTTGTTGTTCATAACCCACTGGATGTACTCTGCCCCAATGTGGCCGTAGTTTGTATTGAAGTCGTTTATCAGACTAGCCGTGTCAGTGTTGTCCCCCTTAACGAAGTCCATCTTTTTGACGCGTATCTCAAACATCCGCAGCATCTCTGCTTTCGGCGATGCTTTAAAGCGGCCCAATATTTCCCATGCACTTGTGTTACCCGAACTCAGTGCGAGTAGGTGCCAAGGTTTACCCCGTGCACGTTCCGTGTTGCCACTACCGGACATACGGTTTTTCTGCCGACCACCAGACACCTGATAAACGTAGTCAGACATCTGCTCACCATTCACGTTCGTCATCTCGTCTGACACCAACGGTATGTTGTGCATTACCTCGCCACGGAGCATACGAGAGTTGTGCGTGTCCTCGGGCTTGTTCATCAGGTCATCTGGACTGCCCCATATACCGAGTGCTGCCATCTGTGCAGTGGTCTTACCTACGCCCGATCCGCCATACAGGTGAATAGACATACTGTTCAGACCCGTCAGTGCCATCAGCGGGGAGCCAAAACCTACGCCAACTACATACTGGTGCAGCTCGTAGTGTGGTTTGTCGTAGAACGCCAACAGTTCAAGGTTCTTTTCTCGTGAGCCTTTAGCCTCGAACGCATCCATTAGCCCTGCCGTGGGGGAGGAAGACGGGTTGAAGTCCGTGCTCGTTGCAGTGACTAGCTTGTCGCCCAATACGAACGCATCCATGTTATCGTCTGCCCAACCAAACTGTCGGTGCGCCTCGTCGGCTACAGTTGTACGCTGCAGCTCATCTACCCATTTTGTTGTATAGGCCATAAGTTTGTCCATTCCTTTTCCAAATGCAGTTACGCCCTCCTTGGACATGCACTTACGGAACTCCTCACGTGAAGTTATGCTCGTAAGAGGCACGTTGAATTGGCGTACACCGTCTCGTGGCAAATGTAGGCGGAACACTAGCGTCTCGCCCAATTCGATGTCGTGTAGTCTTCTCGTAATGTAGATGTCGTGGTGGTAGATCAGGTCTTCGTCGATGTCCCCGTCAGCATTGCTACTACGCAGGAACACTCCCCCTGCCACACCACGGAAGTAGGGCTTCGGATACTCCGGTATCTCAAACTGTTCAGACTTCTTCATACCGCCTTTGAGGATCGGTGCAGACACTACCACATCGCTCTCGGACTGCCGAATACGTTTGCCCAGTACGATAGGGGATTTGATCTCACCCCATAGTGGGCAGTCTTGGCACGTGCCCTCATTCAACTCGTCAAAACGTGCGCAGGTGTACGGGCCTTTAATCTCGTCCAACTTCTTGCGCATATCTTCTTCGTTGTATGCAGGGTGCTTGTTGGAAATCTTTGTCGCCGCCATATCGCCATCACTGCAGAACTTTGCAATGGATAGGCCAGCCCGCCACAGAGGCTCGCTAACCTCGGTTTGGCGTGTCGCGATAAACTTTAGCTGCTCACACCCGCGCCCTTCGACTGTCTTCTTCATAATAGTCTTGAAGACGTTCTCAGAGTTTTCGGTATAGGCTTCGTAAAGCGCATCGGTGCCTAGATCAATCTTAGTAACTGGTGTCGATAGCACACCTAAATTACCCAAGAACTCAGACAGGACTACAGGTTCTGGCATAGCTACGCCAAAGAACTCTACAGGCAAGGCTGGCTCTTCTTTGTAGTTGTGTGTGAACGGTACGCGTAGGACACGGACCACGTCTGCAGTTACCGCAGGGTCTGCGAGGAGGCCATTATTCGCACAGGCTTTCTTCAATCGCTCCGCTGCATCTAGCCACTCCGTCGCCGAAACTGCTTCGGTCAAGGGCCAGTAGGCGTGTACGCCCCGACCACTGTTAACCATAAGAGGTTTAGGCAGGGATAGTTCTTTACAGAAGGAACGTAGTGCGTCTATCGCTACCTTCTGCGAAGGGTATTCCTTCAACGGGCCACAGTCCAAGTCGATGAATAGGGACTTCAGCTCGTGTGCGTTTGGGCCTTTGCGCCCTGCGTCTTTCGTCGCCTCTTTGAATGTGCTCAAAGCGAAGTATACGTCAAACCCGTCTGCATCAAACTTCTGAGATGCTCGTTCCACTTCTTCTAGGGTGTCGTAAAACTTCTGTATGCGGGTGTTGTCTGCTTTGCGAGCGGCGAATACGCAGTAGTGTCCTGTACTACTAAGTAAGCCCCCCAAAAAATCTAATGTGTTCATTGCTGCTGCTCCCAAAAATATGTCGTGGCGGGCTCTGAAAGGGTAACAAACCCGCCACGACTACCTAGCGTTTACGTTAGAAGACTGACCCCTCAGTCGTCCCAATCGTCCACGATAGATGATAGATCAACCTCGGCGGCAGAGGGAACAGCAACCTCTTTCTTCTTGGCGACCTTCGTAGGCTCAGGCACAGCGTCGAGATCAATCTCGTCATCTGCAACTGGACCATCACGCTTAACTGAAACCTTATCGGTTTGGGACACAGTCAACGTAATTGCTTTGATAGCGTCATCGCTATCTTTCATAGACACAGCCTGCTGTAGTTCTTCCTCAGTCAACGGACGTGATGGCTTGAAGAACAGTTTCGGTGTGTCGCTGTTTTCGTCAAAGTACATATGCGTTACCACAGCGATAGAAGGCGTCTTGTGCGCTCTAAGATACTTGGCGTACGCTTGCATGCCCATCTTGCCGTCCTTGGCTTCTCCAAAGATAGAAGTAGCTGGCAGCTGCAGCTGGTACACAGTGTCTAGTTTTCCCGGAAGCAGAACTGCAATGCGCTGGTTGAAGCGGCATGCACGGCTCTCGCCTTGGCCAGAACCCTTAATGTTCTGTGGGCAATCCATGCAGCGAGACGCTTGACGTGTATCTGCAGGTACTTCCTTAGCAGGGGCCTGTGTATCAGGGGACCAGCATGCGGGTGGAGCAGGGTTCTCAGGATCGTAGGCACCTGAGTAGAACGTACGGGACAGCTTCGCTGCGTTAACTACGATGACTTCTAGTACGCCGTCACTTTTGACGTTGACCTGCTCACCACTGACCATCTCACGAAAACGTCCACCGCGTAGACTGATACGGTTGGACCCACCGCCACCGCCGCCACCGGAAAGGTTATCGTCTGCTTCTTGTAGTGATTTGAACAAGTCGCTGCTCACTAGGGAATTACCTTCCCCAAACAATGCTAAATCTGACATATTATTCTCCGTCGTTTTTTGTTGTAGAGGTACTTACTTGCGCCTCTTTTGATGCAGCAGTCAAGGCTGCTTCGACGTCATCTAGCCGAAAACGGTAGACTTCGCCGAGTCGAATGTAGGTGTCAGCAGGGATTTGCCCCGAGTGCACCCACTTGCGCACGGTGGATACAGACACTCGAAAGTAGTCTGCCACCTTGTTGATATTAGCGTATGGCGTTTCAGTCTTAGTCATTTTTTCCTCACAGAAATTGTGTACTCAGAGTCCACATTGAGACCTGCCGGTAGTTGGTCAGGGTTCTCCTCAAGGTACTGACGTACATGGGTTTGGTTTAAACGCTTCTCGAAAAACTCAGGCAGCTCATGCTCCATGATAAAGGAGTGCATAGATTCCCAGTCGCTCGTCCAGTAACGCTGTTTAACGGTGCGATAGAACAATCCTGATGCAGTGCGGACACTGTCAACCTCATGCTCTTTGCAGTAATCGAGCAAGGCTAGTTTCACCTTGTCTTGCTTTTCCCGAAGTGCGCCTTCTTCTTCTTTGTACTTGGCGCTTAACTCCGAACGCTTGTCACGTATCTTGGCGTACGTACTGACGAGCTTATCAACTGACACAGTCATATGTATTCTCCGTTTTCTCGTTGTATAACTGTTATATGGTGACTTATGATAGTTAGTCAAGTATTTCTTTGTACAAATCTATCATAGCGGAGTGTATGTTGATACGATCGTCCAGCATTTTGTATATGCGTTTTTCTGCAGCGGAGCCAGCTATTTGAATTACCGTACATTTATGCTTCTGTCCGGCACGGTGGATACGTGCGTTGGCTTGTAGGTACGTCTCCAGAGAAGAGGTTGGACCCCACCACACGATTGTGTTCGCTGCTGTAAGTGTGACGCCGTGTGCAGCAGACTGTGGCTGGATCACTAGAACCCTCGGGTCGGGATCGTTCTGGAAGCGTTCGAATATCTCCGTACGGTTAGACGCAGATACGTCGCCCCGTATAACCTCGGTAGTAATACCATCGGCTCGTAGCTTCCGCGTTAGCATGTCGATAGTGTGTCGGAACGGCACGAACACCAGAACTTTCTGGCTGCTCTCGTCGATAGTCTCTTTCAACGCTTGGTAACGGTTCTTGATGTCGAACTCTATAGAGTCCCCATCGTCGGTGTATACCGCCCCTGCGCTGATCTGTAGTAGCTTGTTCATGTTGATTGCAGCGTTCGCGGAAGTCACGGATTCGCCAGCTACCTGCATGAGCATCTGCTTCTTCAGTGTGTTGTAGTACTTCTTCTGCTGTGCGGTCATTTCGACGAAGCGTTTGGTGTACACCATGTCAGGCAGGTCAAGACACTCTTCCTTCGTAAACCTAACCGCAGGCTGCAGTACGTGGTGCACCGTATCCTTGGCGGTCTCTTTAGGTTTGTAGGTGAACTGCGTAACCTTGTGCATCACCATATCCCGCCACGCCCCGTAGAACCTCGGGACAGATAGCGGGTTGACCAACTTAGCCAAGCCATAAGCATCGACAGGGCTTTGTGCAGCAGGTGTACCCGTCATCATCCATAACCAATCATCTTCTTTGATTAGCTTGTTGAGGGTTTTCCACCGTTTAGTCTGCGCGTTCTTGTAGTGTGTAGCCTCATCGACGATGAACAGGTCAAACCCACCTGCAGCAATCTCGTCTTTGACAACTTCTACACCGTCATAGTTTATGATTACGAACTCAGCACCAGAGTTGATGATCTTCTTGCGTTTCTCTTTGCCGCCGTGTGCAACGTCAACCGTGCGGTGCATTGCAAAGGAGAACAAGTCGTTGCGCCATGCGCTGTCCATGATCGACAGGGGGCATACAACCAGCACCCGTTTAACTTTGCCGATTTTCATCAGGTAGTCCGCTGCCCATATAGAGGATGCAGTCTTACCCGTACCTTGCTCGTTGAAGCAGAAGGACTTCTTGTTGAGTGTAAGGAACGACGCGGTATCCTTCTGGTGCTCGAACGGCTTGTACTGTCCCGTCCATTGGTATCGCTTCGTGATCGGCGACGGTGCAGTTATGTTTAACGACTTCAGCGATAGGACTTCGTCCAGTCCCCACTTAACTAAAACCTTGTTCATAGGTAGTTCCTTGCTATTGGGGATAGCTGTTGTGATTTGCTTTGGGTTGCGTACCCGCAGCATTATTGCTTTATCCCGCAAAATTTCCATGTTGTTCTCCGTGGTAGTGATTCACTACCGTTTTTTCTTGGGGCTGCTCATAGCGCCACCCGCTGCTCGGTTCTTGTTACGGCTCTGAACGGTTACTCCGTCCTTATTGCTGCCGCCGTTACTCAACGCTTTCTTGTGCGCGATGTCTTTACCTTCACGCTTGTCGGCTTTGCCATTCTTGTTGGCATCCTTACCGGCCTTGTCCATTGCACGACGTGCACGTTGACGTTCCATGCGATTCTCGTGTTCGCCTCGTGCTTTCTGTTGCTCGTACTCTTTCTTGTACGGGCGAGGTTTATTTACATATGGCATCAGTTTGCTCCGTTATGGGGGCACTCGACCACTTGGCAGTAGCGTTTGCATAGGCCCGAAGGTTTCGGGTTCCATACATCCACCTCGAATGCTTTCTCCATCCTAGCATAATTAGCCAACCATTTGCTCCATAAAGGTTGCTGCAGGTCAATCTCGTATTCGGCTTTGACTAGGCTCTTCGCTATTACGAACAGTAGCCCTGCATGTAGCTTGGTGACTTCGGGGTAGTGCTTGAAGATAGCCAGCGCCATCAACTCAAGCTGGCCTTTGTCAGCGTACTTAGCCGACTTGCCTGTCTTGTAGTCAATGATCCAACCCACCCCA